GCTCGACTCGGCTGCGGAGAAACACAACCGTGCTGACTTTACGGCGTTGGCAACGTGGGGCGTGTTCTTCAACGAAGAGACGGACGCGTACAACATCATCTTGTTGAATAGTATAAAGCAGCGGTTAGAGTTTCCTGAATTAAAGGAGTTGGCGCTCGAAGAATATACACAATGGGAGCCGGACGCGTTTATTGTGGAGAAGAAAAGCTCGGGAGTTGCATTATACCAAGAGATGCGTAGGATGGGACTACCCATATCAGAATACACCCCGCACAGGGGATCAGGCGATAAGATTGCGCGGCTAAATTCAGTTGCGGATATTATCTCATCTGGGATTGTGTGGGTGCCCACGTCACGCTGGGCAGAAGAACTTGTTGACGAGGTAGCGGGTTTTCCATTTATGGCGAACGATGACTTGGTTGACGTAACAATAATGGCGCTCATGCGGTTTAGGCAAGGTGGGTTTATTAGTCTACCTACGGATGAGCAAGACGAACTGCCGTACTTCAAATCGCAGCGGCGACGAGGATATTACTAGATGGCTATCGAGAAAGGTTTATACCAAGCGCCTACGGGCATGAGTACGCCCGACGATATGGAGGGTACCGCAATAGAGATTGAGATTACCGACCCCGAAGAGGTAACGTTGAGTGACGGTAGCGTAGAAATTACGCTGATACCCGGTGACGATGACGACCAAGAGGCTAAGTTTGAAGATAACTTGGCGGAAAAGCTAGACGAGAATGAGCTGGCAGAGCTTGCGTCCGAGCTTATGGGGTCAGTAGACGCTGACATTGCGAGCCGCAAAGATTGGGCTGAGATATACGTAGAAGGGTTGGACATCTTAGGGTTTAAGTACGAAGAACGTACAGAGCCGTGGGAAAACGCCTGTGGTGTGTACTCTACCGTGCTGGCTGAAGCAGCTATCCGGTTCCAAGCAGAGGCTATGGCGGAGACGTTTCCTGCCGCTGGCCCAGTCAAGACGAAGATACTGGGTGAAGAGACGCAAGAAAAGATGGACGCTGCTCAACGCATTCAGCAAGACATGAACTACGAGCTGACTGAGCGTATGGTCGAGTATCGCCCTGAACACGAGCGCCTACTATATAGCCTCGGTCTGGCCGGTTCTGCGTTTAAGAAGGTGTACTACGATCCCAACATGGATAGAGTATGCGCTACTTATATACCAGCGGAAGAAGTTATTGTCCCTTACGGTGCGTCTACTATCGAGACAGCCGAGCGCGTGACGCATGTTATGCGTAAGACTAAGAACGAGTTGCGAAAGCTCCAGACTATGGGCTTTTATCTGGACACCCCACTGGGTGAACCTCGCCCGTACCATACGGATATAGAAGAACGTAAAGCTGAAGAAGGCGGTTACAGCATAAGCGACGATGATCGTTACACGCTGTGCGAAGTACACGCAGACTTGTTTATAGAAGAGCTAGATGACGATTCTGACGAGATTGCAAAGCCGTATGTCGTCACAATCGAGCGTGGGACAGGTCAGATTTTAGCCATTCGACGTAACTGGGACGAAGATGACGAGATATATACCAAACGCCAACACTTCGTACATTACAACTATGTGCCGGGTTTTGGGTTCTACGGTTTAGGTCTGATTCACATCATTGGTGGTTACGCCCGGGCAGGTACGTCACTCATACGACAACTTGTTGACGCGGGTACATTGTCTAACTTACCCGGGGGCTTGAAAGCACGTGGCCTACGAATCAAAGGTGACGATACGCCCATCGAGCCGGGCGAGTGGAAAGATGTTGACGTGCCATCAGGCGCGATTAAAGACAACATCATGCCGCTACCTTATAAGGAGCCGAGCCAAACGCTACTCGCGTTGCTAGATAAGATTACTACTGAAGGCCGCCGGTTAGGGGCTATTAGTGACATGGACATCTCCGATATGTCCGCTAATGCGCCAGTTGGCACGACTCTTGCGATCCTTGAGCGCACGCTAAAACCTATGGCTGCGGTACAGGCACGAGTTCACTACTCTATGAAGCAGGAGTTCAAGCTACTCAAAGAACTCATGTCCGAGTACGCGCCTACTGAGTATAAGTACGAGCCAGTTCGCGGCAGCATCATGGCCAAGCGTGATGACTACGAGATGATCGAAGTCTTGCCTGTCAGTGACCCCAACAACACTACAATGGCACAACGTGTTGTACAGTATCAAACCGTCTTGCAGATGTCGTCGCAAGCACCGCAGATATACGATTTACCTCAACTACACCGTCAAATGATTGACGTGCTGGGCGTTAAGAACGCCGAAAAACTCGTTCCGCTAGACGAAGACGCGAAACCGGTAGACCCAATCAGTGAAAACATGAACGCATTGATAGGTAAACCGATGAAAGCGTTTGTCTACCAAGACCACGAGGCACACCTTGCTACTCACCAAGCATTCATTCAAGACCCGATGATTGCGCAAACTATCGGCCAGAACCCTCAAGCCAAGCAGATTATGGCCTCACTGCAGGCGCATATCGCAGAACACTTAGGGTTCCAATACCGCCAGCAAATGGAAGAAAAGTTGGGTGTACCACTACCTATCCCAAATGCCGAGTTGTCAGAAGATTTAGAGGTCAACCTCGCTCGTATGACCGCAGAGGCAGGCAAACAGCTCACCGAGCAGCACAAACAACAAGCAGCGCAGAAGCAAGCGCAGCAACAACAGCAAGACCCTGTATTCCAGCTACAGCAGCAGGAAGTACAAGCGAAAGTACAAGAAGTTCAGCGCAAAGCCGCCAAAGACCAAGCGGATGCACAAGCCAAGCAAGCCGAAGCGCAGCGTAAAGCGATGAAAGATCAAACTGACGCCCAACTTGCACAGCAGAAATTACAGTTGGAAGCCCAACTAGCCCAGATGAAGATGCGAATAGAACAGGCCGAACTAGAGTTAGACGAGCGCAAAGCAGGAGCCAAAGCCTCCGCCGACCGCCGCAGAGATAACACAAAACTCGACCTCGATCTGCTTAAAACAACAATGCCGAAAGGGAATAACTAATGGCTAAAACCGTCTTTGACGTGCTTAACGATAAATTCGACGAGGAAATATCCTCTGCAAACGTATTTCTGGAGTCGGGTAGTCCTAAAGACTACTCAGAGTACCGGGAAGTGGTGGGCCTCATACGGGGTCTGAAGTCCGCCAAAAACTACGTATCCGACCTCGCACAAAACTATATGGAATATGACGATGACTGAACCAATCCTTGCTGTACCTGAGCATGTGCAAAAACAGATAGACGAAGAAACTTTTGAGGCACAACTCCCTAGACCCGTTGGCTATCGGATACTTGTAGCCCTGCCTGAAGTAGAAGAAGAGTATGAAGGCGGGATTATCAAACCCGAAAGCGTACGAAAACGTGAATACATTTTATCCATTATGGGACTCGTTATTGATATGGGCGACCTAGCCTACACAGACGAGAGCCGTTTTGGTGAGAAAGCTGACCCGTGGTGTAAGGTCGGTGATTTTGTAATGTTTCGCATGAACACGGGCACTCGTTTTACCGTTAATGGTAAAGAGTACCGTTTGATGAATGATGATTCCATCGAGGCAGTAGTTGCTGACCCTCGTGGCATCACACACGCGTAGGGGGTGAGTTATGCCTATCGAAGAAGTTAAAGTTGAGCTTTCACAGGAAAACGAGGACGTTAAGGAAATCGACATAGAAGAAACTGAAGCGGTCGAAATAGATGTAACGGGCCGCAAAACAGAAGAAGAGTACCGTGCAGAGCAAGAGCCAGAAGTTGAGGACGCAGGAGAGCCTGAACTTGAGATCGAGCTTGTTGACGATACACCTGAAGAAGACCGTGGGCGGGAGCCTATGGAAGAACCACCAGAAGACGTAACTGAAGAAGAGTTGGAAGGGTACTCGTCTAAAGTTAGAAAACGTATAAACAAGATACAGCGAGGCTACCACGACGAACGCCGTGCGAAAGAATCGGCTGAACGTGAGCGCCAAGAGGCTGTACGAGTTGCGCAAAAACTAATCGAAGAGAACAAGGCGTTAAAGGGTGACGTTAGTAAAAGCCGAGACGCTTTACTTGACCAAGCCAAACGGAACGCAGCTATTGAAGTACTCTCCGCTAAGAAAGCATATAAAGATGCGTACGAAGCGGGCGATGCAGATAAAGTTGTGGAAGCGCAGGAAAAACTAACGGCTGCTAAAATAAAGGCCGATAAAGTAGCTAACTTTACGCCCGAGCCTTTACAAGAAGAAGATTATAGTGCAACAATAGAGTCTGACACCTCTGAACAAGTTGACCCGAAAGCTCAGGAATGGGCCTCGCGCAATACTTGGTTCGGTACCAACACCGAAATGACTGAACTTGCTCGGGGGTTACATAACCATCTTGTCTCTAGTGGGGTAGACCCAAGTAGCGATGAGTACTACGAGAAAATAGATTCTCGTATGCAACAAATCTTCCCCGACCAGTTCGAGGATGCACCGAAAAAGAAACGAGCTAGTGTGGTGGCACCCGCAACGCGGAGCACATCGCCCAAAAAGGTGAAACTAAATCCATCACAGCAACAGCTTGCAAAGAGATTGGGTATTACTTATGAACAGTACGCCCATCAAATGATATTAGACGCGAGGAAAGTTTAATGGCTAACAACAGAACCAACCGCGAGTTAGAAACCCGCGAAAAAACAGTTGCGAAACGCTCATGGGAAGCCCCTGACGTTCTACCCAAACCTAACCCAGAACCGGGTTACGAGTTTAAATGGGTTCGCATAGCGACATTAGGTAACGTTGATGCGCCAAACATATCCTCTTCGTTCCGCGAGGGCTGGGAACCTTGCAAGGCGACCGACCACCCCGAAATTACTCTTGCGACCATTGAAAACGAACGGTTTAAAGATAATGTCGTGATTGGTGGGCTACTTCTGTGCAAAATGCCTGAAGAGATGTTGGCACAACGCGCAGCTTACTTTAAAGAGAAAGCAGGTGACGCCATGCGTGCGGTAGATAGCAGCCTCATGCGCGAGAACGACCCAAGAATGCCTATCTTTCATGATAGGAAAACATCCGTCTCGTTTGGCAAAGGCTAAACAGACTTAACTTATTTTTAGAGGTGATCTAAAATGGCTAGTACAGCTTCCCCATACGGGCTAGTTCCCGTAAAGAACGCTGACGGTTCACCATATAGTGGTGCGCGTGATGCGTTTCAAATTGCTTCAGGGCTTGCCAATAACATTGGTTATGGTTCTTTAGTAAAATTAGATGGCGGTCGAATTGAGATTGCTACTGGTACAGGTGCAGATGCAGGTGCTAACAACTTCGCTGTAAACGGCGGCGGTGCGGCAGGTGTATTTGTTGGTTGTGAGTATGTGAACGCGCAAGGTCAGTTAGTATTTGACCAGTTGTTCCCTACAGGCACAACTGCCCCAACTGGTACTAAAATCATCGCTTACGTTGTAACTGATCCGGGTGTAACTTACCAAGTTCAGTCTACTGGCGCTGTCCCTGACACAGACATTGGTCAAAACTGTACGTTTTCTGCGGCGCAGAACGCGACTACTTCAGTAAACACCAGCACTGGCAAATCTAATATGGCGGTAGGTGCAGCACAAACTGCAACTGCTGGCTTTAAGATTGTTGGTATGTCTGATCGCGGCGACTCAAAAGCTGGCGACGCGAAAACCGACTTGTTAGTTAAAATTAACGCCCCTTACCATTTATTTGGTACTGGTGTAGTGAGCGAATAGAGGACTTAAATCATGGCTATCTCAAGATCCCAGCTCCTCAAGGAGCTATTACCCGGCCTCAACGCCTTATTTGGCTTGGAGTACGCTAAGTACACCGAAGAGCACAAAGAAATCTTTGAAACAGAGACTTCTGACCGCTCGTTTGAGGAAGAAACTAAACTGTCGGGCTTCGGTTCGGCTCCAACTAAGGCTGAAGGCTCGGCTATCGAATACGATAACGCGCAAGAAGCCTTCACTGCACGCTACACGCACGAAACCATTGCGATGGGCTTCTCTGTAACTGAAGAAGCTATCGAAGATAACTTGTATGACTCATTGTCTGCTCGTTATACCAAAGCATTGGCTCGCGCTATGGCGTACACGAAGCAGGTTAAAGCTGCTGATATTTTAAACAACGCGTTCGATACAAGCGTTACTTATGGTGATGCTGTTTCATTAGTAAACACTTCTCACCCTTTAGTGTCTGGTGGTGAGAACTCAAACACTGGTGGTAACGTTGACTTGAACGAAACCTCATTGGAAGCTGCCGTTATCCAAATCGGCAAGTGGACTGATGAGCGTGGTTTAAAAATTGCAGCACGTCCTAAGAAACTCATTATCCCATCTGACTTGCAATTCGTTGCAACTCGTTTGTTGGAGACTGAGGGTCGAGTGGGCACAGCCGACAACGACTTAAACGCCATTAAAACTAATGGTGTAGTCCCAGAAGGCTATGCAATTAACCACTACCTTACCAACACTGGTAACTGGTTCTTAACCACTGACATTCCTAACGGCCTGAAACATTTTGTCCGCGCTAAGATGGCAACCTCTATGGATGCTGACTTCGACACTGGCAACAGCCGTTATAAAGCTCGTGAACGTTACTCTTTCGGTGTCTCTGACCCACTGGGTATCTTCGGAGCTGGTTCAGCATAAGAACCTGTCGAATAGATCAAATTTTCGACGACTTTGGGGGGCACTTGTTGCCCCCTTCTTTTTGCTGTACGATTAATACTAATCCCTGACTACCCGCAATCCAGCAGGTAGACACTAACCCCGACAGGAGATTCTCATGGGTACTACAACTTTTAGCGGGCCAGTTAAGGCCGGTACAATTCGTGAAGGCAGCTCTGCAAACGTAGGTTTCGTAGAGATGGCTCAAACCGCCGCGTGGACACAAAGCGCTTCTGGCACTAGCACGGGTATTATTATCCCTGCTGGCAGTCAAATTACTGAAATTACTCTATACATAACTGTTGCTCCTACCGCAGTAGTCTTATCTGGCGGTACATCTGCTACAGCCACTGAGTTATTCACTGCGTTAGCACAGGGTTCTGTGGCTAACGTTATTAAGCAGGCGTCTACAGCAACAATTACTGATGCAGATGCTTGGGCAGACGTAGGCACTTCTGACGTTACTATCTTCCTAAAATCTGCTAGTGGTAGCACTGGACGTGGTTATGTAACTGTTAAATACATTCAGAACAACAACCTAGCTTAATAACTCGGAAGTATAGTTTATGGCGGTATCATATAACATAGAAACGTTAGCTAACACCGAGCGTAAGTTAGTGGTGAAGTTTGTGTTTGTAAACGACAGCGGTACTGATAACTTACCTCTGACTGACTTTATCGACCCTGCTGACTACACAAGTCAAGACGGTAAAGCGGGCAGCTACGTGTCCATAGATCGTATGAGTGTTGCCACTGATCCGGGGATGCAGGTAGAACTTGTGTGGGAGTCAGCCGGTACAGATTACCTTGCGTGGATGTTTTCAGCCGATGTAACCAATAATACCATTGGAGCTACGTCTGTAGACTTCGCTAGTGGTAGTTGGGGGGGTCTAAGACCCCCGGGGTTTGGTGGTAACTCCGTTACTGCTAACTCTGGCACAGGTGCGGGTGATGGCGCGGCTACTGGTACGCTACAAATAAAAACTATTGGCGTTTCAGCCGGTGACAGGTTTACTCTTGTTGTAGAAGGTACTAAACATTATGGCTAACTTTAT